CGGCCTCGTCAAGGTTCTGCTCAATACGGCCCATGACGCTCTTGATCGTAGCGTCGTCTGTACCGGCCTCCACGAGCATGGTGCGGATCGCATCCGTGTCCGTCTTGCCCAGGGCACCCATGAACTCGGGACGCAGGCCAGCAGCCTTGGTCCGGGTACGGGTGAGAATTGCGGTACTGATCAACCCAGCCTCTTTCTTAGTCAGGCGAAGGCCCCGCACGATACTCTCGGTGAGCAGGTTCTTCACGGTCTTGCGACCGTATGCATCCTCCAAAGCACGAATCTTCGACTCACTCCAGGAGCGGTGGAAGTAACCAGGACGTGGCGCGAAGTCCTCAAACCCAGCTAGGCCCTGGCGCTTGGCCAGCTCCGCCCCTTGGGTCATCATCTGCTCGTACTCGTCGGCCAAGCGCTTTACGTCCGGGTCGAGGCGCACGTCGGAGACGGCACCGAAACGGGTCCACTCCGCATCGCGGCGGGCCAGCTCCTCTGCTACCTTCCGCTCCAGCGCATCCCGAGCCTCGCCGTAGCGGCCACTGGCGTCCATCTTGATACTGAACGTACCGAGACCCTCGCGCTGGGCGACAACCTTCTCCAGGCTCTCCGTCCACTTGGCGAAGGTGCCGTCGAGGACGTTAGAGTTCACCCGGAAGATGCTGGCAGCGTTGTCATTGGTCAGGATACCGGCACGACGTACCGGATCGTCCACCACGTTGGCCAGCAATGCTGCCGACTCAGCGGACGGGGAGATGAGCTTGTCGGTCTCCGAGAGGAAGTCAGTCAGGCGGGAGGACATGTCGGCGGGTACACCCGGTGTACCCACTTGCGCACGGAGGCCGTCCAGGCCACGCCCGCCGAACAGGGCAAACACCCCGGCAGTCACACCGAAGGTAATGGCGTGGTCCAGCACCTCGTAATCCTTGCCGGCGTAATCCGCCATAGTAGACACTGCGACGGCAGAACTCCCGCCTGCCATGGCAGAGGATAGCCTCCCCATCTTCAGCGCCCGGGTGCCGCCGAAGGTGGCGATGTCCGCCAGGAGGGTCAGCGGATCGACCATGGCCGTTGTAAAGGCGAGGGCACCATGCTGGGCTAAGACGGCCTGGCGGGCCTCCTTATCAGCGATGGCAGTAGCTATCCAGCTCGCCTCCTCTGAGGACGTGGCCTTGGACAGGGCAGTCAGGTTGTTGTCGTTGTCCTGGATACCGTGGGCGCGGATGATGTCGCCGTACTCCCGCTTGATGTCGAAGTTCGGGTCGTGACGCGGGAACATCTCGTCCCGATCCTCCAGGTATGCCCGCAACAAGTACGCGGTATCGGTCTCTTGTAAACCAGCCTGCCAGGTGTCCCAAGTGCTGCGCTTGTCGTCAGCAATGGCCATCTCTAGCGGTTGAGCACGAAGCAGTTGCTCGCGCTCTGCAATCTGTCCAGCCAGGCCCTGGTCCACTGGGGACCAGTCCTGGGTGAGGGAGGTGGCCGCACCCTCGTTCACTTGCGCGAACTCCTCCGGGGAGAGTTGAATCTTCGGTGGTGTGGGATTGGCCATGTAGCCTCCGTTAGTTTCCGTAGAAGTGCCCCTTCATCTTCGTGATGAAATACTCGGCACGGTCTGGGGTTTGCTTGTACCACTTGGACTTCCGCACCTGCTTCTCGAAGGTGTCGAAGTCCTTGTTGCGAATTGCCTCGAAGGTTTTCTCGAACCCTCGTGCACCCTGCGGACCGAGCTGATACACGGCACTGCCGAGGGCCAGCTTCGACCACACGGCAGTGACACCCAGCTCTTTAGCGATGCGCTCACCCTCCAGCAGTGCCTTGTCGGAACTGTCGAGGAAGGCCAACTCGGCTTCTTCGCGGGTGATCGTGTCACCCACCTTCATGCGCCCAGTGACGTTCTCGCCGACACCTACAGCTACCCCGTTACGATCCTTGTACGCGGTGAGGTGAATACCCTCCTGCTGCACAAGATCGCGGCGCCACTGCAATACGGCATCCGGTCGAATGCTCGTACTGGTGCGGCCCGAGATGCTCAGCTCGACATCGCCGTGCTTAACCACCTCCCCCGCATAGGCGCGGTTGGCCTTGCCGACAGTCTCGTCGATCTGCTTGTCGATCTGCTGGCTGACGCGCCGCCAGTTCACCAGCTCGGGTTCTGCGGGAACGCCGTCAGAGTCCACTTCCGTCGTCCATACACCCGCGCCGTCCGTGTAGAACTCCCGTTGGAATCCTTTCGCAGACGGAGGGTACAGCCCCACCAACGCAGCCGACACCCGATCTTTTGTGGCTCGGGGGTTATCTACTAGTCGTTCTAGTGCGACATTTCTGGGAAGCACTACCCGCGTGGTCTTGCTGCCTTTGGGGCTGACCTCGATGGTGCGCTCCTGAACCCTGGCAGTTGCCAGTTTCGCAAGCGCACTGGGCGACAACCCAGCGTACTGGGGCTGTCGGGCCAGGGCTGCCGCCTCCATGGTAGTCTGCGACCGCAACGTCTCGAACGCTTGACCCTCGTTCCTGGTTCTGCTACCTTCGGTGACGAGTCCCCAGAGCTGGGCGAACTTGCCGGTCTGAATCTCCGACTGCACCGCCTCCTCCAGCTTACGGGTCTGCGCCTGCCGGGAGGGTTGATCGAGCTTCTCGTAGGCTGCCTGAGCCAGGGCCGCATTGCGCAGGCTCTGCACCGGGTCGGTGCCGTTTGGCACGTCCACCAGCATCTGGCTGAACAGAGGCTGAATCTCTCGATCCAGGGCGCTCAGGAGGGTTGACTCGCCAGCAGGGTTCGTGGTGGATACCCGAATGGATTCGTCCACGAAGGCCCGCACAAGCTCAACCTGAGCCGGGTTTGCGGCGTCCGGGTTCAGGGTTAGGCTGCGCACGGCGGCGTTCACCTCAGTCGCTGCACGCTTAGGAATAGTACCGAGGCGTGTCCCCATGCGCAGAGCCGCTGCGGCCTTGGTGGCCACTGGCATCTGCTGAAGGTCTGCCTGCTCGTACCAGGCGTCCAGGGCCTGGGGAACGGACCAGCCGAGATTGTCCAGGGCCTGCTTATCGCCCCGTTGCAGGGCATCGAGAGCACCCACCAACGCCTGCTTGTTTGACTTCGACGTGTACCACTTGTCCCACAGGGCCTTCTGCTGATTCGCGGTCATACGGCCCGCAGCAGCCTCCTGCGCCGTATACAGCAACATGTCCTCGGGTGTAATGCTACCCTGCTCGACACGGGCCTCGAACTCAGCAGCGCTGCGACTGGTTCCCACGGCATCTAGGGCACGGGTGCGGCTCTCTGAGGCTCGAATCCCCTCATTCACCTTAGCACGGGTATCAAACCCAAGGGTGTCCAGGAGGCCCATATCCTTCATGGCTGTGACCACCTCGCGGTGATCTTCGCTGAGCACGCCCATCAGGAACTGCTCAGCCACCTTCTGCCGCATATCCTCGGGCAGGGTGTCGGAAGTGGCCACGTCGCGGTAAAAGCCCACGATCTGCGATGCGTATTGCTGCTGTGCCTCGAAGTCGCCGCTGAGCTTTGCCTTACCGTAGCTCGTCAGGATACTGTTACCCTGCGCAGAGATACGCTTGCCCGCCTCCTCAATACCCCACGCCTTGTATGCCTTAGCGTGTGCACTGACGAGGGCTTCCTCCAGTTGAGTCTGGGAGGCGAGGGCCTGGGCGCGGCCCTGGTTGGACAGCCCATCACCCATCCCCTCCAGGATCGCACGAGACTCTCGCCCCAGCTCCTGGAGGAATTGCTCCGGTGGCAGCATACGGCCCTTAGACTGGATGAACGCCTGCACCCGCTGACTCATCTCTGCCTGGCGGATACGGTAGTCCTGGTCTTGGAAGCCGCCTCGGATAAATGGGCGGGCGAGTGGGTCACCCTCCACGTCCTCTAGGGCCTGCCCGAGCATCCGTGCCCGTTGGCCCTGCATGTACTCCTGCTTCACATCGGAAGCGAACTTCTCCTTGGCGATACCCTCGCCGATCTGGAGCAGGCCACTCAGGGCCTGGAGCGCTACGTTGTCCTCGGCCTGCGCACGCTCTGCCTGGAATCGTTGTGGGTTGTAACCACCCACCTGGCCCAGGTTGCCAGTAGCTAGCCGCAAGCGCGGCGGATCGAGTTCAGCCATATTACTCTCCTATCGCCCAGGCCCTACGCCTGAGCGGAATCCAGCTTGACCGGCGACAGCTACGCCGCTCTGGCCGTATGTGCCACCAGTGGTTGATGTGCTGCCGAAACTACCGAAAGAGAACGCCTGAGAGGCGTATGCGGAGCCTGCCGACAGGCCGCCCTGGACAAGGCCACCGAGAAGGATGCTCCCGATACTAGGAACCTTCTGGAGCTGGCCCAAGCCGGCACGGGTGCCGACCATCAGTTCACGGATACGGTTGTTCAGATCGAACTCTTGCGCGATGTGCTGCTGCTGTAGCTCAACAGACACCTCGGCCTGCTCGCGGTCGATGTCGTCCAGGGTCGCGTCAACGCTCGCACCCTTCACGCCAGCAGCGGCCTGGGCGGCGCGGGTGCTGCCACGCGCCTCGTCCGCCATACGCCCCGCTAACTGGAGGTTCTTGGCAGTCTGCGTGCGCACTTGTCCGCGCTGCACCTCGATAGCCGATACGCCCTGGAACGCCTCTAGGACGTTCCTGCGGTTGGCTTCCTTGGTGAGCTTATTCTGTGCCTTGATCTGCTGGCGTTGTTGCAACCCGCCGAAGATACCTTGGGCTGCCGACAACCCGCCGATGGCGAGTAGTGCTGGTAATGCCATTACTGCCTCCTATAGCGCTGGTTGTACCGGAACCCGTACTCCAGGCTGGTAATGTTCATGTCGTAGTAGTCGTCAGTCTCCAAGGAGAACTGCGCCGTCTGCATATCCACCCTGGCAGGGGTGTCGAGGGTCGCCGTTGCTGCTAGGGGCAAACCTGCACCCAAGTCACGGCTGTACAGGCGAAGGGGCGTGGTTGTGTACGTGGACTCTCCTCGGGCTTGATCAGCCACGCGGAACGTCACCTCTCCGGTACTGTCCAGTGACCATGTGAGGCGGTGCAACTGCGTGCGCTCTGTAGTGATCGGTACGCCATTGGGGTCCCGTAGGATGGGGCGGGTTGGCCCAAGTTTCGAGAGGTAGCGTAGGCCGATTCGGTACTGGTCCCCTGCCTGCGCCCCAACGACCTTGATGTACACCGTGGCACCGTCTACCCGCCGATCCCCACAGCGCTGGCCGAGAGACTGAAACTCGCCCGAGAGCTTGTACGCGAAGGTGCTATCCCCCGGGTACAGGTCCGCAGCAAACGCTGGGATGGCCACCTCCTCGTCCGCGTTGGCCACCCCGACACGGTACAGGTCCAGGAATCCACCTGGGATACTCTGGGCATCCCCAAGGCGTTGCATGAACAGCTCGCCGAGGATGACCCGACCCGCAACGTGGAACAGCAGGATGAGGCGGTCGCCCCGGAAGTACGCACCCGTGATGTCCTGCGGGAAGCTCCACTTATGCCACGCGGCGTGAACCTTCTCCCCACCTTGCCAGAGGTACTCGTGCACAACCAACTCGCGGAGATTCGACGTGCCCACGACCACGATGCTCGTTGTACTGGAGGTCGCCAAGAAGCGTACAGGCCCCGCAATGTACTTCGGCAGGTGCGACGTACTGTCGCTCGCCTCCACTTGGGCATCAGTGTACTGGCTTGGCAGCATCTCCCACACCGCGCTCCACGGACCACTCCGAGGACTGGCGAAGAACACTGTGCGCCCAGCGACCACTGGCGAGCAGGAGTTCTGGAAGCTGTACTCTGTGACGACCGCCGCCGTGGCGTTGCGACTCGTGAGCAGGTTCGCCCCCGGTACAAGACCCTGGTGGGTCTTGGCGAAGAGCACAAGGTCCTTGTTGAAGGCCACGGCGTACTCATACGGGGAGGCCACCGGCGCCGTAGCCGCGACCTCGATAGGGTCGTCGTCAGACTGGGTACTGACACTCGCCCTGAACCAACGCAGCGGATTCCCGCTCGCGGACATGCACACGTACTCGCCAGCCAGCAAGACCAACCGCCCCTGCATGGTCGTCATCCCAGAGATACCCTGCTCAGTGAACTTCAAGGCAGGGTTCGACGTAGCGTCCCCAGAGGCACGGCGCTCGTAGTTCAAGGCAGTCAGGCTGAAGTTCGGGGCCGAGTACGTGATCCGTAGCGGCATGTCAATCAGCTCAGCTTGTGCACCCCGAGACGCATCCTCGTCCCACTTCCGCTCAAGATCGACCCAGCGGAAGTATGTCTTGTTCTTGGCCGCGCCGGTAGCGATGATGAACCCGTTCGCAGCAGCAGGCAGCTTCGCAGGCAGCTCGGCGGCGTCCCGGATACTGGCGGCATTACTCGCCCGGAGGAAGTTGCTACCAGAGTCGGTACTCACCGCGATTGCCACTGGCGCCGTAACGTACAGGTACGCACCGTCCTGGTAGTACGCAAAACCAGCAGCAGTGCCGATGGTCGCATTCGCCTCTGCCGCCGTGCGGAGGCGCGTGATCACGTACTCCCCTGTAGCTTCGTTGGCCACTGTTGCAGAGGTGGTTACGTCCACGGAGGTCGTGACACCCGTGACCTGGTTGGTGATGGATAGGCGATACTGCTTCGAGAACGCCCCAGCCACGACATACAGGTAGCCCGAACGTGCCGGGTCCGGGTACGCACTTGCACCGGACCATAGCTGCGTCTGCGGGATGACCTCGGTGTTCGCCACGAACACGCTGTCGTCCAGCGCAGCGAACCGGATACTTCTCCCGGCGCCTGCCGTGAGGTAGCTGTTGGTGCCGGTGAACAGGACTGCGCCGGTTGCGTCGTCCAAGATGGTCAGCGTACCTGCCAGCGTATCCACCACCAGAAGGACTTCACGACCCGAGAAGGTGGCGAGAGAGTACGCGAGGCGGTTGGCATCGGTAGCGGCCATAGCATCGGCAATCAGCCGCACCGGGCTACGGCGGCGAGGGCCTGTCACCAGATCACTCTGCATGTTCAACTGCGATTCGACCTGTCCCTCAAGGCGATCCTTGGCAGTCTGTTGACTTACGCCAAACAGGAGCTGCCGGTACGATCCGGCAAAGTAACTCATCAGTTATACCTCGCTTGACGCCACTGGTTGGCCGGGGTCCGCTTCCGCAGGGTGAGCTTCCGCTGCCGGATGTGGACCGCCCGGACTTCCACGTATGCTGCGGACATCTTGTTCGCAATGACCTGTGCTGTACTATCCGCGCCGAAATCGGCGACGTACACCTCGTAGGCACATCGGTACGCCACGAGATAGCGCATACCCTCGGGTAGCTCATCGTAGGGGATGTCCAGTACGATGCGCCCCTTCACCGGAGCGCCAACTACCTTAGAACCTGTACCAGTAACACGGACGTAACGGCCCGCCCAGGTGAACTTCTCCACGTCCTCTGGGTAGAAAGCCAAGGTGTCTTCGGGTAGAATCACCTCACTAGCCGGCGTGGGGCTTGCGGTGAAGTCGTCAAAGCTGTTGAACCACCAACCCTCGGCGAGGGTGTTTCGGCGAGCATCCTCCATAGCGGGGAGAATCTGCGCCAGCGTGGGGTACGTCTCGTCTACAGAGGTCACGGGGGTCTCGCCGAGTTCTCGTAGGACGAGGTTCACCGCCTCAAGAAAAGTAAGTTGCATAGGAGTCTCCTTTTGTTGGG